GTAGATAATAGTGTAGATAATAGTGTAGATAATAGTGTAGATAATAGGGTACACGCAATTACACACTTTCATCGTATTTCAGAAAGCACACAACCTTTTCCCCTAGTTGATAGCATATTATCCTCTTAGTACCTAATACTTTTATTTCTCCAGACCTAGATTCACCTGTACGAATAAATTCATTACATATTTTCCGAAAGTCATCAAATTCTTCAAAGCCGCCAATACCTAGATTCAACTCTTTTAATTTTCGAAATATATTGACAACTTCAAATGTTCTCTCTTTAATGTCCATAATATACACTATATAGTTTTAATTAAATAATAATAAGTAAATATATATATGGAAATAGAAACATTTATGGACGGACTCAGCTTTTCAGTAAAGAGTGTTTTTCTACTATTATTAACTCTGATGTCAAGTTATTTCAAAAAATATTTAGGACCACATATAAACAAACTATTAAAAACAAACACAATAATAATCAATTTATTATTATTTTCATTTATATACTTTGCAATTACATTAACCAATTTTCAAAATAAAAAATCAGAATTACTACACCCTTACGTAATATTCAAATTATCACTTGGAATTTATGTATTCTTTATTTTATTTGGCAATTTGGAATATTATAGCACAATTATAGTATTATTTTTGTTGTTAGTTGCATATCTTAATTATACCTTCTATTATTACTATAAAAAATCAAAGCAAATAGAAAAATTCAAGCAACACAAAAAAATACAAAACATGTTATATTATTCAATCATTACGGTACTACTAATAGGATTTTTATTAAATAAAATGAAATAAATTATCGTTGACTATGTAATTCACTATCTACAGGTACATAAATTAAGTTGCTTCTTCCAATAATATTATCGTAACAAATAGAGAGTTTAATCTGTGGATATACATTTTTGAAAAATATAGGATAATAAATGGTACGTTTAAAAGTAGGTAGTCTGAATGAATGAAAAGTATTCATCGTTAATTGTTATTACTAAAAATAAAATCTTTAAATTTCAATTTTTTTATAGTATATTATTTTTAATAAACAGTAAAATCTCTCCACTATTTAATTTTTCTCTCCAACTAAATCTTGTGAATGCATACATTCTATCTTCTCACTTATATTTTTTGCATAATCAGTGGAAGAAGTTTGAAATGCACATGGAAAAATACCATGAACAAAAGCTTGAACTGATGCGCATAAAAATTGGCAACCAAGACCACACGAGAAACACATGTGTTCACTATAAGACATATTTACTTCTCGTGGATGTTTAAAAAAGACAAAATCTGTACAATAACACATATTATAACCCAACATATTACTTTTATTCATAAATAATTTTAATAAATTAATCATATAAACAGAATTACTATATATAATTTATAATGACAAGCGTAAGTCTCGACGATAGCGCGTCGCCAAGAAATAGTGAAGAATCATTTTCAATGCAAAACCAAAGATTTCAATTATCTCCTCCTGTTGTACCTCCATCTTATGAAACTCAACAAGAAATTATAAATAACAGACTAGGTACATTATTTCCAAGTCAATCGTTAGAGACACCGCGTTCCACTTCCTCATTAAATAATAAAAATGATTCACCACTAAATTATATATTTAATGAATATACATTTCCAAAGCCAAAATTAACCCGTGAATCTGCAAATATATTTGCATCAGCAGAAGAAAAAAGAAAATACGTTTTAGATGTAGTTGATAATTTATGTTTACATTTTGATGATTACGAAAGAATAAAAATATTACAAGAAATAGAATCAAAAACAATGACCGCATTTTTAAGTGGAACACCTGTAGGATTTATAAGAAATTACGACTTGACAAAAAAAAATTGTCATATTTACGATAGTCCATATATCGACAAAGTAAAAGTAGCATATGTAGTAGAAGACCACTACGATGATGGAACAGTAACAATACGCGATGACAGAAATAATCAACATCGTGTTTTTCGTGGTATATTAACACGATTTACTGATAGTCCTACCTTTTAATTTATAAAATTGATTTAAAAAATTTTATAAATGTTAATTAGTAAGATGAACTATGAAAAACCATTTTTAAAATGGGTAGGAGGGAAAACACAAATAATCAATAAAATAATACCAAAGTTCCCAAAAAAAATAAATAATTATTATGAATTATTTCTGGGTGGTGGTAGTGTGTTATTTGCTCTATGTTCAAAAATAAAAAATAAGGAAATAGAAATAGATGGAAATATTTATGCGTTCGATATTAATGAAGGATTAATTAATGTATACAAAGCCATTCAATCAAACAAAGACGAGTTATATCATTATATAACTCATTATATGAAAATGTATGAAAGTATAACGTGTGAAACAGTAAATCGTAAACCAGAAACGGAAACAGATGCGACTACATCAAAAGAAAGTTATTATTATTGGATGCGAGCAAGATTCAATCAGTTGCCAAAAACTAGTATTGAATATTCTGCATTATTTATAATATTAAACAAATTATGTTTTCGTGGAGTTTATCGTGAAGGACCAAATGGATTTAATGTACCATATGGACATTATAAAAAAACACCAACAATAATAATTGAATCTCAGTTGACAACAATAAGTGAATTGATAAAAGACGTTAAATTCGAAAGTCTAGGATTTCAAGAATCAATAAGCAAAATAAAGGCAAATGATTTTGTTTATTTAGACCCACCGTATGCTCCTTTGGATAAAAACTCATTTGTAAGTTATACCAAAGACGGATTTACATTAGAAAATCACGTTGAACTATTTAAAAAAATAATAGAATTAAAGGGTGTTAAATTTATAATGAGTAACGCTAAAGTAGAGTTAGTATTAGATTATTTTAAAGATTTTACATTTGAAGAAATAATAGCACGTCGTGCAATTCATTCAAAAGACCCAGGGTCAAAAGCATTGGAAATACTTATAATGAATTTATGAGGTCAGAACATCTTACAAAGGTAATATTGTTACTTCGATAAAAGTCAAGAAACTCTCTAGTTTTTGGACGAACCAAGTCTCCAAATATGGGTGTATTGCCATGAGTAAATTCGTGTTCTTGGTATGCAACACATACAATCAACAATGGTTTATTATAAAGGTCGGGAATTTCTGCGTATTTCAACGGAGTGCCATATACTTTTTCTCCTGCGGTTCCAGATGTTGTCCAATTTCGTGTTTTTACTTCAATAATATGAGTATCCGTTTCAAAATCTGGACGATAATGACCATTACCTCTTTGTGGAGGACGGCGTGGATTTTCACCTTTTTTATTATAAATATCGCAAACGAATTGTTCGCCGAGCTTAGTAGTCCATTGACCGTTGTTTATTTGATTAATCATGGTGTTACCCCAAAGTTTTTCCTGTTCGTTGTTAATACGAACATTATTGTCGTCAACTGGGTGACGAAGAGCCCAGTTACATATTTGTCTAAATTTTTCTTCTTCGCTAAGGGAAGGCAATATATCAGATTCAGTAGTAGCAAGCATATTTTATAGTGTATTAAAAAACAAGTAAACAAAAATTTCAATTTTTTTATAAATATTTAGTCATTTAAGAATACCAATATTTACAAAAACAATAATATATTCCATGTGTAATGGAAATAATTGGATGGAGAATAATATTTTTTGATGCAGGTTTATTTATTTCAGTTTTTTGGTAATAATCAATTGGAACAATTTCAGAGGACCATGTTCGAAGTATATCATCATAGTATTGATTTTCTTCCTCATCAATGGTAGAAATAGCTGGTATAGATGAAACTAATTTATGATGCATATAATTATTAACTCTTTGTAATAAATTATTATTAGTACATAAAGGTTTAGGTTCATCGATTAATGTGAATTGACCCCAGTCACTCATATTTTACCTATTATATATTTATAAAATAATTATTAGTAAATAACATATTCAATTTTTTTCTATTACGGGAATCTATGACGTGAACGAATTCCATCTGCAATCATTGGTAAAGGAATATTGTTATTATTTTTTTCATTATCGACTAGCTCATATGATGATGCAGTTAATTCAATAATTTTTTCTTGTAATGACTCAGGAATGTATCCCAAAATATTTGTATCTATTGTTACATTAATATGATATGCATGTAGCATTAAATCAATAATATAATTATTCAACTTTTCATTGATTTCCATTAAATAATTAATTTCGGCTTTTGCATCTTTATTTTTACGAATTAGGTGAGCAGGTGCCTTGACAGGTTTACCCCAGTTTGTTCTACATAAAGGACACGACAATTTCGATTTTTTAGTCCAGTCGTATGCACATTTCTTGTGTATAACATTATTGCATTCATTGCATTGATAACAATATCTTTTATTATCACATACTTCCATACATATAGAACAAGAATCATTTAGTTTACTACAGTCTTTAATAGTTAGTTTTTCACAATCAAATTCATTATAATTTTCTATAAGTTTATCTAAATTTAACTGATAAATGTAAATGTCATAATATGCTTGGTTATAATGATATTTATATCTAAGTAGTTCGGTCAATGAAGTATTGTAAAAATCAGACGAAGTAATGTATTGAATATAGGTGTTATTATCTACAATATGAGGAAAAGTACTATGCCAAAAACAATTACTTCTATTGTGTCCTTGAAAATGACAAATACTGCAACAACGCATATTTATGGTTTATAAATTAAACAAACAGAATTATTTAAAAATACAATGTATAAATAAATAATTCAATTTTTTATAGTTCAGCAAAGCGAAGCATACGTCGTAGTAACGCCATGCGAAGATAAATACCATTTTCCATTTGTTCAAAATAGCACGCGTGTTCATCATCGTCTACATCTTTATTTATTTCATCATTACGAGGTAGTGGATGAAGTATAATTGCTTTTTTCTTCATTTTTGAAACTATTTTTTTATTCAAAATATATTTATCAATATCCAATTTATTGTTTTCAAACCTTTCTTTTTGTAAACGAGTGCAATATACAACATCAAATTTGTCTATATTGGAAAAGTCGGAAATATTATCTTTTTGAATATATTCGTTTTCGCAATTGGGATATGGATAAAAGAAAATATCAAAGCAAGAAAAAATACTTAATAAAGAATATAATGAGTGAATAGTACGAGAATGTTTTATATCACCAACAAATAATATTTTTACTTTTTCTACCGGAGCAAATATATCGAAATGTTCATGAATTGTATACAAATCCAACAATGCTTGACTAGGATGTTCGCCATCACCATTTCCGCCGTTTATTAATGGTTTTTTAATAACATCTTTTAATGTGTGTATAACATTTTTATCAGGATGTCTTAAAACTATAATATCAGAATAACATTCAATGGTTTTCATGGTATCGTAAATAGATTCACCTTTTTTCATGCTTGAAACGTCTTTCAGGAAATAAATAACATTTCCTCCTAATTTTTTCATAGCAACTTCGAAAGACAAAGACGTTCGCGTTGAAGGTTCAAAAAAGACATTTGCCAATACTTTGTCTGATAATCTATTCGCTAATTTATTATTTGTTTTATGACGTTCATTTTTTAAAATCCATGTTTCTTCAAATAAAAGGAATAAGCTTTTTGAATCCATATGTTCGAGATTTATAAGATGCATATTTAAATTTATAGCTTTCTCTCTATATATTTTCATTCTCTCAAAGTGATTTAATTATTCTTTATAAAATCGATAGTATTTTTCAAACCATCTTCAAGTACGACACAAGGTTCCCACTCTAAAATTTTTCTTGCTAAAGTTATATCTGGTCTTCTATTTGTGGGGTCGTCTTGTGGTAATTCACAATATGTTATTTTGGAAGTTGTGTCAATAAGTTCAAACAATTTAGATAATAATTCACAAATAGTAATTTCATAAGGATTACCTATATTAACAGGTAAATGATAATTACTATTCATTAATTTAACAATACCATTTAATAAATCATCAATATAACAAAAAGAACGAGTTTGACTACCATTACCATATACAGTTATATCTTCATTATTTAACATTTGTTTAATAAAATTTGTAACCACACGTCCATCATTTTTATCCATTAATGGTCCATATGTATTAAATATTCTAACAATTTTTGTATCCAAATTATATTTTTTATGATATTCAACTACCAGTGTTTCAGCAATTCTTTTACCTTCATCGTAACAACTACGAATTCCAATTGTATTTACATTACCTCTGTAGTTTTCATTTTGTGGACTTTCTAAAGGTTCACCATAGATTTCGGATGTAGATGACAATAATATTTTTGAATTATGTTTTTTTGCTAATTCTAGTAAATTCATTGTACCCAAAAAATTAATAGTTAATGTGTAAATAGGGTCTATTTGATATTTTGGTGGTGATGCAGGACAAGCTAAGTGATATATTTCATCTATGCATTCATCATCAATATTTATTGGATTAATAATATCATGATTAATGAATTTAAAGTTTTTTTTATTTAGGTGATGATTTATATTTTCCATTCTTCCAGTAAATAAATTATCAATGCAAATAATTCTATTATTTTCAATTAATTTATTACATAAATTGGAACCTATAAATCCAGCTCCTCCAGCAATTGCTATTGTTTTAGTCATTATATATTAATAATATAAAAACAATAATAGAAGTATATGCATATACATAATAATGAGTAAGCATAGTAACATTTGTAAGTTAATGGACATGGATGAAGTCGATTCACCATCTTTTTCTAATTGGACAAATAAAGAAAAGATTGACAATATTTCAACAGATGAATTATTGAAAAAATTAAAAAAAACAGATGACGACTATGAAGTCATGAATTTATATGATACTTTAAACGATGAAAATGATATATTGATGGACAAATTATACAATGATTTACAAATAGAAATGAAAATAGAAACAAAGAATCATACAGAATTTGAAAAAATATATTTAAAAGTAGATAAAAAGATAGACGATTCCAGATATAATTCAAATTATGGGTCTACATTAGTTTATAATTATGATAATAATCCGTTTGTAATGACATCATTACCATTACATCGTTCAGCAAATTGTGCTATTGCTATGAATAACAAATTATTAAGTTTATTTAATGATTTAAGATATTTATACAAAAAAAATTTATGCTTAGCATATAATTTAGTAGGTCTATCAAATGAAAAAAATAACAATAGCCTAATAATGTCATTTGAGAATGAATTGAATATTTTAAAAAAGTATATTGAATATTATTAATTAAATAATATAAAGGTTACACGTAAATAATCTTGGGCAAAAACAAATAGTTTTTAGGGGGTGTAGCTCAAATGGTAGAGCGCTCGCTTTGCATGCGAGAGGTACAGGGATCGATGCCCTGCATCTCCAAGCCTGTCCTGTTTTAGCTCAGTTGGAAGAGCATTCGACTGTAGTAGTTAATTAAGCAAATATCGAATGGTCACTGGTTCGATTCCAGTAAACAGGAAAAGTTAAATATTGTTCTGAAACAATATTTAACAATAAAAAAAAATAGTATAAATATATAAATGGCAAAAAAAATATTTGGATTACCAAAAAAAGTTATAATTGTAGCTTTATTAGTATTTATAGTCGTAGTAGTTATTCAAAAGAGCAGTAAATATAGCGAAGGATATGTAGTAGTAGCCGGTGCACCAGCAACTCGTGCTCGGGCTCGCGTGCGTGCAGATGCTCGTACATATACTGGACCAGGGGATGCTGTAACTGGACCAGTTGCACCTGCAAGAAGAGCAAGAAGAACAGCCGTAGTATGGTATAATCCTTATACCTGGTTTTAAGAAAAAAATATAATAATGTAATTTTGTAATTTACAATATTATACGATATTAAGATTCATTCCAAATGTGGTCTTCAGTATACCAAAATGCATTATCCATTTGTTCGTAGCAACAATAACAGTCATTTCCTGCACACACTCCACTTGCATTTTCACAAATAATTCCATATGCTATTTTCTTATATTGTGGATTATTAATAATAACTATACGAAATTCATCACTAGCATAATCACCATTATGCTCATTGACTTCATATTCAAAGCATACTGAACACTCTTTTCTTCTAAATATTTTATTACGACCATTATCCGGACAGTTTGGACAAACACAATTTGGATATACAAACTTATCATACGCGTCTTGGTCATCTAATATTTTTTGGTCATATAATTTATCATAATATTTTTTGAGAGCTTTTTCTACTTCATCATTAGCAGGTAAATATTGTTGGATTTTATTTAATAGCTCTTGAGGTAATATATTATCAAACAAATATACAGGTGAATTCATGATACATTTATTTTAAATATAAAAAAATAAAATCATCAATTTTTTTATATATTATTTATTGAGGTTATAGATTTTATTTGCCAATTCATAGCGTCTAGTTTGCTCAAGTTGTTTTCTTAGATTACGTAAATAATCTTCATTTTCAATCTGTTTTTTAATACGTAAAATAGTATTTTCATATCTATGTTCTGGCTTCAATGTTTTTTGATATTTTTTGTAATCTTCAATATCTTGATAATGTTGTTTTATTGCAGATTCTCTATGGTCAATAGGTACTAATGAAAGGTCTAAATCAATTATTCCTTTGTAACCTTTTACAATATTTTTATTCATTATTATTATTATGAGTTAATAAATAATATTATAATAAATCAATTTTACAAGTTAAATAAAAAAATAAATAATGTTTTTAATTATATCAAGTATGAATTAGCAATACATTTAATAATAGAAGGAAAAATATGTTTAAAATGATTCATTACATAATTTACAATAAAATAATATAATTTGACTAATTGACTTTGTTTTTCGGAAGAATGCATATAGTTATTTGATTTCAAATACAAAGATTGTATAAAAGATAAAATAGAAATTACTTTTAAACCAATATATTGACGTAAATATATAATAAATTTATAATAATATCGATGATTGTAAATGTTAAAACATAAATTAGAAGAACCATACATAAAAAAATGATGCGTTTCAAAAATACCAGAAAATATTCGAAAATGATTGTTTGTTTCATTTTTAATATTCACCATTTTTCTCAAATAATTCGAATGTAAATCCATAAAAATAATTTTTTTTTCAGCATTTTCCGGAAAAATATAAGGGATTATGCCATCAATATATTTTCCTTGATGACTAATTTTTCCATCTATAAGCATTGGTAAAAAACAACTAGAATAAACACATTCTAGTAAATCATCATTAGAATAATAAGTATGTCGTACAACTTGTTTTTTGGTAATGATATTAAAATAAGTAATATAGAATATGTCATTGCATGTTAAATAAAAGTCATCTGAAATATGTTGTTTTATGAAATATAAACATTCTTTTAATATAGATAAATTGCCATTTTTCTTAAAACATTTTCTAAATTTTCTATAGAATTTACCGTTATATTTACATAGCAAGTTAGATAAAAATAGCAATCCAAATAGAGAGCCAACACTTGTTCCAGAAATGCGTGATATTTTAACAAAGTGACTAATACATTGTAGATAAATTAAACCTCCTAATAAATAACTACCACTAAATGCGCCACCGTCAAGTATTAAATCAATGGACGTATATTTATAACTTTGCCAATGGCTAGTGCTAGATGACAACAAAATTTTAGCAAGACGATATGCACAATTTTTATATATAGTAAGTTTCATAAATGATATACTATATATAAAAAAAAAGATATGCATTATTCTGTAAAATTGAAAAGATGAATTAATCACTTTATAAGTAATTATATGTATACTGAGTTGTTTGATTCTTATTTTCCAAGTTATGTAAAGAATCATACTTCCAATAATTGGAATTATTGGAAAAAAGGGTATGAATTGGATAGATATGAAATATACAAAATAGGAAAAGAAAGCTTTAAAATGATTATTCCGTTAAAAGTCGATAGCTTTAAAATTTACTTTAATAAAGTAGATGATTTAATTGGTCACTTAATTTATATTAAAAAAGGAAATTAATATATAATGAATGTTTGTATTTTTTCAAAATACCGCCATATTTTAGGTAAAGAGCGAACTGGACCACATAGTATACGATTTATGGATGTAGCTTTAGTGGATTATATATTAACCATAATTTTTGCTTTTTTTTTAACATATATAACAACAATTCCGGTGGAACTAACAACTATTTTTTCTTTTGGTCTTGGAATCGTAACACATTTACTTTTTGGAGTACAATCAAACACAACAAAATTCATACAAAAAATAACAAATAATTACATAACCTGTGAAGTCAGAGAAAACACATAATAAATTATTTATCTTGAACCGATTTTTTCTTATCGTAAGCACACATACCACACAGTTCATATCCGTCAGTTTTAGTAGTGCATTCGGGTCGATCACAAATGCAATAACTACAACCGTCGCATATTAGTGTTGGATTTTCACAATAACACATAATACAGAAAACATCATGTGGAGAACTCATAATATTGCATTAAAAAACATAACAACTTGTATTCAATTTTTTCATATTTTATATATAATTAATTTGGTGTTGAGTTAGATATCAGTAGATTAAACAGATTCCGTTGTTTCCGCAGTTTTCATTGTTTCAACAGATTCCGTTATTTCGGGTACTTTTTCAACCCTTTTTTCAAATTGGAGTGAAGAATGTTCTAACAAAAATAAAGTAAGTGAATCCGGATTCAATTCATTCATCAAATGTTTTATTTTAACAATATGATGAATATCCTCTTTGTATCGTTCCAATGTAGCTTGTGATATATTATAGTCTTTTTTTGTTTTACAGCTTAATCTATATTTTCGTGATTTTAACGGATTTTTATTATAGTATTGACGCATATAATTGCGCATATATTCAGTAGAGTTTCTAGATTTACGAACATTATTTGATTCCTCCATATTTGATTAAACTAAATAAAAAACATATATGATTTCAATTTTATGATTTAAATGTATTAATAATAATTAATGCTTTGGTTTATTATAATGCTTTGGATTAGGCTTCATAGCTAAATAAAACTGTCTATCATTATCCTTAATTTTTT